TATTGGACCAGTAGGAACACAGTATCTCGCAAAGTTGGGAACAGAAAACGGCGATATAATATCAACAGAAACAGGCGCTTGGCTACTAATAGGATAAAAAATGTCAACAATTAAAATTTCAGAGTTACCAAAATTTCCAACAATCAATGCGAACACATCAAACACATTGTTTGTTGGTGTTGATATACCTTCTGCACAGACATTCACGTTTTCTGCCGAAACACTAGCAGAAGGTTTGTTTGCAAATACTGCACTTATTGTTGGTAATAATAGAATTGTTTATCCATCAACAACAGCACAATTCTCAGGTGTTGCTAACGGTTTTTTACAACTTAACTTACAAAATTTTGCAAACGGAATATATTCTTCAGCTGATTTTGTAGTTTCAACGGTAGACTCAGACAATTCAACCAAGTTTATCGACATGGGTATTGATGGCCCTTTGTATAATGATCCGGTCAATTATGCTGCATTTAAACCATATGACGGATATTTGTATGTTCATGGACCAGGAGACACAAGTCCACAAGGTAACTTAATACTAGGTACAGCAACATCTAACGCAATCATTAAGTTTATGGTTGGCGGAACAATGAATGAAAACATTGTTGGATGGATGACAAAGACTGGTCCAAAATTAAATACACAATCATATATCACCTATTCTGATAACACTCTCCAATCTACTGCGGCTGCACCTTATGCATATTCTAATGCTTCATTTTTGAAAGCAAACAATGCACTTGCAAATACGACAGGAACATTTGCCGGTAATTTGACTATTACAGGTGCAGTTGTTGCTAGTTCAGGTAATGTTGGTAGTTTAACAATTGCAAATAATTCAATTTATTCCGCATTAACCAATGAAGATATGATAATTGGCCAATCAGGAGCAACTGCCAATTTAGTTATTAATCGCACAACAAACATCACTAAAGATATTAGTATAACAGGAAATTTAATATCTACAGGAACACTCATTGACTTCAACAACTCGAATTTTGATCCAAATATTGCTTTTGTGCAAATAACTGGTGTCAATACAGCACACCAATCATCAAATTCAAACTACATGTTGCAAATTACAGGTAAAGCAAACTCTGTAACTCGTTTAGTGTTGGATAGTTTTGGTCAAAATACTTATCCTGTTGTCATTGGTCGCATGGGTCGTGGTTCTGCCGCTGCACCAGCAGCAGTGGCAAACAATGATGTTATAATGAGAATTGTTGGTAACGGTTATACTGGAACACAATTTCCAGGATCTAGTCCAACTAAAATTGATTTTGTTGCAGCTGAAAATTTTACAGATTTGGCAAGAGGAACACGTATTGATTTTTATAATACAACTATTGGATCAAATACAATTCAAAGAATTGCATCATTTAATGCAACCGATGTTACATTTACTGGTGTCGTTAATCCACAAAAAGGATTTATCTATACACCTAGAATTCCCGCAGGTAATCAAACTGCAATTACTATTGATTATGCATCAGATTCAATGATTAAAGCCAATTTGGTTGCAGATTTAACATTTTCACATACAAATTTCGTTACAGGTAAATTGGTGGAAGTGTGGTTGGTTAATTCAGGAGGAAATGCTAGAACAATAACACATGGTGTTGCAGCAATTAATTCCACAACAAACTCTTTAACATTCAATATGGCTGCAACATCTGCTGCTTATTTGAAATACTTTAGTATTGATGGAAACCTTGCAAATACTTTCGTTTCTGTTGTATACGCTTAATAAATAGAATATTATGGTACCAAATCTAAACACACTTACAAACCACGCAAAAGTAATCAGAGTTGCAACGGATTACTACAATCCAACAGCAAAAGTTTACGGAATACCCATTGGTTCAACATACGCTTTTATAGGCCAAGAAAATTCATGGCCTATAGTAAATTCAACTGAAACACCATCACAACCAACAGAAGACCAATCATATCTGAAAAAAATCTTTAAGAATATGATTGCAGCCAAGCTGATAGGTGTTAGTAATATTTCGCCTGTTATCTCTAGGATAAATTGGGCCAACAACACAAATTATTTTGCATATTCTGATACCGTGAATATGAATGCAAAAGACAATATTGGATTTCCACTTTATAATTTTTATATAAAGAACCGTTACGATCAGGTTTTCAAATGCCTTGCAAATAATAATGGTGGATTATCTACATTTGAACCATATTTTCAACCTGGTTCTTATGGAATAAATAACATTTATCAAGGCAATGACTTATATAAATGGAAATACATGTATACCATTGACGCTGGGCTCAAGAAAAGTTTCTTGGATACTGATTGGATGCCTGTTCCTGTAGGTGCAAATACACCTCAACCATACTTGACTAATGCAGGTTACGGAGACATTGAGGTAATCAATGTGGTGAACGGAGGTTCAGGTTATGATGCAGTTAATACCTTTATTGTCGTTACCGTAACAGGAGATGGTACAGGAGTTGTCGCCAATGTCACAAGTACAGAAATAACAAATGGTGTTATTAAAGATATTATTGTGAAACCGGGGTTTGCGGGTAAGAATTTTACCTATGCAAATGTGGAAATAAAGGCGTACACTTCAGCCAACCTTTCTTATATTGCTTCAACTGGTAGTAATGCAACAGCAGTAGGACCAATCTCACCTGTTGGTGGCCACGCTTATGATGCAATTTCTGAATTGGGTTGCAATCATGTGATGTATTCTGTCGAATTCAATGGAACTGAGGGTGGAATTATCCCCACAACTGGTGTAAATTACCACCAGGTTGGAATACTTGTTAATCCACAAACTTATGGTTCTTCAGGAGCAGTTCTCGCCAATGGTGCAATATATAACACAACCACACAGTTCACGCTTTCTACTGGTGCAGGAAATGTATTTACGTCTGATGAAATTGTACAACAAAAAGATGTAAACGGAATTGTTACATATTATGGAACAGTTCTAAACTTCAACACATCAACCAATATTTTACAGTTAATAAATACAAATGGAACTTATACATCTGGCCAGTCCATTATTGGTGTGACTACCGGGGCTTCAAGAGTAGTACTTTCTATAACTGAACCGACACTTATTCCATTTTCAGGATATATAACTTATATTGAGAATAGGGTTGGCGTTCAAAGAAGTAATGATGGCATCGAACAATTTAAATTTGTACTAGGATACTAAAGGAAAAAAATGGCTTTAAATTTCAATGTTGGTCCATATTTTGACGATTTCGACCCATCAAAAAACTTCCACCGCATACTTTTTAAACCGGGCGCGGCGGTACAAGCTCGTGAGTTAACACAAGCTCAAACAATTCTGCAAAATCAAATATCAAATTTTGCTTCCGCAATTTACTCAACCAATACGCCTGTTTCGGGTGGTCAAGTTACAGTTAATCAAAATTGTTATTATGTTAAATTAAATACTGAGTTCAATGGTGTTACCGTGTTGGCCTCTAATTTTGATGGCGCAATTATTCAAGACACTACAGGAACAATTTTAGCTAAAGTTCTTGCTTATGCCGAAACGACTTCAAGTGGTACTACAGTTGGTGACCCTCCAACATTAATAGTTTCTTATTTGTCTGGCTCTCAATTTACTGATGGCAGTGTTATTACCACAACTACAGGAATAACTTATTACGCTTCGGTTGCAACTTCAACAGCAACTTCCACTTCTACGGGAGTATCATCAGTTGCTTCAATTTCTTCTGGTGTATTTTATGTTGTCAATGGTTATTCAATTTCTGATATTACTGGAATAAAATATTCGATTGGTAATTTTGTACAAGTTGATCCACAAACCATCATTTTAGACAAATACGACAACACACCTTCTTATCGTGTTGGTCTTCAAATTACAGAAACCATTTATGACTATGTAAATGATTCTTCTTTATTGGATCCAGCAATTGGTGCATCCAACTTTCAAGCTCCGGGTGCTGATCGTTATGTTGTCACTTTAACATTAATTACATTACCGTTAACATTAGGTAATGATGATGCCTTTATTGAATTGGTTCGCATCGAAAATGGAAGTATCTTAAAACAAGTTGATGGTACTGTTTATTCTACAATTGATGACTATTTTGCAAAACGCGATTATGAAACGAATGGTGATTATATTGTTGATGATTTCAAATTTACACCTTCAGCAAACACAATTTCGAATTCAACATATGATTTAAGTGTCAGTAAAGGTATTGCATATGTTCATGGTTATAGAGTAGAAAATCAGTCTGATGTTAAAATAACAAACGATAGAGCACAATCTGTTGCAAATGTTAATAACAATGCAGTTTTTGTGGATTACGGAAACTATTACGTTGTTGATTGTGCTAATGGTGTATTTGACATTAGTGTGATGCCTCAGGTTGATTTACATTGTGTTGGTGCTCCAAGTATAGTTACAACAAATACCGCAACATACAGTTCCACATTAGTTGGAACTGCTTTCATGCGAAATATGGATTATATTTCAGGTACAGGATCAAATACAAAAACATATATTTTCAATGCTCACATTTCAGATTTTTCTGCAAATACACTTTCGAGTAATGTTTCTGCGGGAACCACAAATTCATTTACAATTTATGACACAAATGGTTCATTCTCCGGTGTAGCTAATGCATATTTCAATGTTACGGTGACTATGAATACTGCCGGAATTATTGACGTAAGAAACATCACAAACTATACTACGGGAAAACAAGCCTTTGTTGATAATCCATTTACAGTTACACCAACAACATCCTCATCATTTACACTAAATTTTGAAAAATATGATGTTAATTCTATTGTTAAAACTGCTGGATCAGGTTCATATGCTTTGACTGCAAATGTAAATATTAATGCATCATCCGGTAAAGTTAATGGTTTACCAACGTCAGATACCATATATTATAGTCCAGTTGCACCGGAATTGTTATTTCAAGTTGGATATCCTTATACTGCACAAATAATAAACACATCTTATTTCACACAAAGAGTTTATCGTTCTAAAACATTTACCGCCAACACACTAACAATCCAATCAACCTCAGGAAATGCAAGTAATCCTTTAAGGTTTGAAGGTACTGGAACACTATCAGCTTCAGCCGCACAGCAATTGTTTATTGTTATAGACAACTCAACCGGTAGTGTTTTGGATTTTACTACATCAGGTAATACTATTACGATTTCAGGTGATAAAACATCCGCAACACTTACGGTTGGACCTGGTGTAGGTGCAAATAAAAACGTTACGATTCTTGCACATGTTCAAGCTAGTAGTGGTGATTCTTCAAGTTATGTTTTAAAATCTAAGAGTTTGGTTACAGGTGATACATCTACTGTTGGAACATTAGTTTCAGTTGCGGCTACCAATGTATTACATGATTTAACAAAAGGTCAAATTGCAATTACAAAAACCGGTATCTCCGCTTCTGCAAAAATGTCTTTATATGTAAATGATGTTAAGCGAATTGTCAAAGTTATTGATTCAGGCGTTGCAGGAACAAATCCAACAGGTTCAATATCTAATTATACAGACATTACAAGTTATTTTACACTCGACAATGGCCAACGTGATACACACTATGACCATGCATCAGTTTCTTTAGTTCCAGGCGCGCCGGTGCCAACAGGTAACATTCTTGTTATAGTTGATTACTATTCCCATACACAGGCATCATCAGGTGACGGTTATTTTAGTATTCAATCATACAATTCATCAGGTTCAACTTTTGGTGGTGTGTCTTCATCCGCTGAATCTTATGCACAAATTGGTTTATATACAGCCAAAAACGGTATTCAATACAAATTAAGAGACTGTATAGATTTTAGGCCTTGCCGTGTGAATGCTCAGACAGAATACGTTTGGGAGCATTCTGGTTTACAAACATCTTCAAACGACATTGGTATATTGATACCAAATAACTTATCTAATTTTACAAATTACTATCAATATTATTTGGGAAGAAAAGATAAACTCGTATTGACAACAGATAAAAGTTTTAAAATTGTTCAAGGAACTCCTTCCGTAAATCCTCAAATGCCAAATGAACCTTCGGGATCATTGGTGTTAGCAAACTTGACACACGATCCATATACTGCTTATGTTCCAGGTGAAGCGCCAGCAGGAACGATTGCAAATTTATCTGTTAATAAAATTATCCATAAACGTTGGGCTAAAAATGACATTACAGATTTAGAAACTCGTGTTAATAATTTGGAGTATTACACCTCATTGAGTATTTTAGAAAATAAAGCAAGTTCTTTACAAATTCCAGATTCTAATGGACTAAATCGTTTTAAGAACGGTATCTTAGTTGATGATTTTTCTTCTTTTGGAACAGCAGATACAAACAATCCAGATTATGCAATAAACATCAATGTTAGAAAAAATCAATTGACAGCATTACAAGCTGTTAATAATTTTCAACTTCAAAATCCTGTAGTTTTATCTTCATTAGGAACTTTAGCTAATACGAATACGTATAAAATTAATAGTATCAATGGTGCTCAAACCAACTTATTTACTTTACCCTATACAACAGAAAATGTTGCTTATCAACCTTTGGCGAGTAGTACAGTTTCAGTAAATCCTTTTAACGTTGTTATTCAACAAGGTTATTTACAATTGAATCCGCCGATGGACAATTGGGTTGACAACAATCAAGCGCCATCAATTTTAATTACTGATCCTAATTTTCAAGTATATCAAGCAGGTGGTGGCGTTAATTTATTAAATTCAGGTGATTATCAAACAATTCCAGGAACACTTTCAAAAGTTACTGGTCCAACAACAACATCTTCCACCACTTTAGGTAGTACTGTTACAACATTTACACAAACAACGACAGATACTTACGCAAGTCAAATACAAAATACTTTATCTGGTTCTTATAATCCTTCTTCATCAACATTTGGAATGAATAATGGTTATTTGACAAACATTGCTGTCTTACCTTACATCAGACCACAACAACTGATTATTCGTGCTTCGGGGTTACTGGTTAATTCAAGTGTGTCAACTTTCTTTGACGGTGTTGATGTAGCAGAATATTTAACATCACCAAATATCATAGAAATTACAGGCGCTTCTGGTACATTTAAAGCGGATGATATAGTTGGTTACTATGTTGGTAATGTGGCTTATCCGCTCGCTCGTGTTATTTCTGTTTATAATTATGCAGACACAACAAAAGTTCGTCTATATGTTGCTGATATTGTTACTGCACCTAATACTATAGGTACTACATCAATAAGAAATATGTTCTTTGATGTGAATGGAAATTATGTTTCTTCAACAGCTTCAGGTAATATTCCTTCTGCTGGAGTTATAACTACAGGTGCAAGTGGTTCAATTAGTGGTGTTGGTGGTGGATGGTCAAACACATTAAATGCAGGTGCAACAACAAATTATTTTGGAAGTCCAATTGTTCAAGGTTACTCAACACTATTAAACAATTATGGTGTTTGGGGTGATGGAACAAATAGCACCACCTTTAATTGGACGGCTCCTTTAACGATTGCAAATGCAGGAACATACACAATTGAAGTTGGTGCTTCTGGTTCTGCAACAGTTTATGCTAATGGAGTAAGTATTGGTACTTCTCTAACCAATACACCAGCGTCAACAACAACATTTACATATGTTGTTGCGGCAGCACCAACAACAATAAAACTTGGCTGGGCAGCTACAAGTTCAGGTACAACAACATCAGCCTTTGCTTTAACAGTCAGAGACTCTGCTGGAACAATTGTTTCTTCTTCAATTAATCCTCCAGTAACATATACAAATGCGGGAACCTCAGTCAATATGCCAAGAGGTGGACAATGGTTCGTTGGAGCAACACAGTTAAGATTGAATCCATCAACAGCTTCGAGTGTTTCAAACTTTTATGTTGGTGCAAAAATTAATGTAACTTCAAAATACATTTATGCTATAGAACAGTCAGCAACATATGTTCCTCCACCACCAGCACCGTCAGGTGGCGGCGGTGGAAGTTGTTGTGTTATTGCAACTGCTCTAACAGACGGTGGTGATTGGGAACCAGAACAGAAGAATCAATTGGTGGATTGGTCAATAAATACATTAGACAAGTATTTCTTGGGTGAAAGATTGCACAGAGGTTATCATGTTGTTGCATCTACTGTATTACCTTTCTTCTTTGGTAAAGATAGTAAAACAGCAAAAAAATACGCTAAATGGTCATTCACCAATGCAACAAATATGATTCAAGGTAAAAAGTTTAATCCAATTTCTATACCAAATAGTGCAATGTGGATAACTGTCATGTTGGTGTCAGGTTTAGTTGTAAGCAAGGAATATTCTGAAGCTAAATGGAAATCATTGTACAAATAATCGGAAAAATAAATGACAACACAATATAGATCAAGTCTTTACACATATTCAGCAACCATTACAGCATACGATCCTGTAACTAAAGTTGTAACATTAGATACTCCAGTAAATTTGTCATTAGGAACAAATGAATGGAATGGTGGAGACATTAGTTCAGATTATTCAATCACTGGTAATTTAGCAAAAATTGATTCTTCCGTTCAAGATGGAACAAAATTAGCAAAACCAACTACGGACGAATCTGGAAATTTTGTGGCTTTATTCAATGTTCCTTCTACAAAATTTCAAACAGGTAACAAAGTTTTTCGTATTGATAACAGAACGGTCCCTACTGATGTAACATCTTCAACAACTTATGCTGAAGCAACATTTACTGCATCTGGATTATCAACAACTTCACAAAGATTGGATTTTGCTGCATCAGTAGATTCTTCAAAAAATGTATTCACTCAGGTGAATCAAAAAGCAAATCAACTAATAAGTTCTGTTACAAATACAACCACAAGCATATCGTTTCGAAATGATATTGATCCTGTTTGCCAAACATTTATTGTTTCTAAAGATAATTATCCAAACGGAGTTTTCTTATATTCGATTAAATTGTATTTCCAAAAGAAACCAACAACAAATATTCCTGTGAAGGTTTCCATCTTACCAACAATTAATGGCTATCCGGCTGGAGACGCATTAGATTATTCTACAGTAAGTTTACCTCCTAGTCAAGTAAAAGTTTCAAGTACACCTCACTATTTGGATCCAAATGCTTATACTGAATTTGTTTTCAGTGCGCCAGTTTATATACAATCGGGTGTATTGTATGGATTTCTTGTGAAATCTTCTTCAGTTGATTACAACCTATATTATGGCCAACAAAATCAACTAGCAGTACCATCTACAGCTAAAGCTAACTTTACAGACGCCAATCCTACAAATCCAACAAAAATTGGAGCTGCACCTTATGTTGGTGCATTATTTGAATCTCAAAACGGTATTACGTGGACAGCGGATCAAACCAAAGATTTAATGTTTATAATCGATAAGTGTGTATTCTCAACTTCATCAGCATCCGTTCAATTTACTGTTCCTAAAGGACTACCATACAGAAAAATGGGTCACCAAGATATTTTGAATAAATTGGACGCAAATAGTGCTTCTCAATTATTAGGAAATTATTCTCTTGATAGAGTATATGATGCACTGAACCTTACAACAACAGACCTAACACCAACAGGAACAGGTATTACTTATTCTTATGCATCAACACTAAGTGCTGGAAATGTTCCGACAGGACAAAATTCAGTTACTCCAGGTAGACTAGGAAGTCCTTTGCCGGAAGATATTTTCTTAAATGACGGCAATGGGGAAAGAACCCTATTGAGAGCTTCTAACAACTCCTTCTCATTGTATGCAACAATGTCCACAAGTGACCGCAACGTGTCTCCAATCATTTCAGATGATGGTGTTACACTATACACAATTTCTTACATTATCAACAACATGGGAATTGGTAATAACGTAATTTCAATTACCAATCCAGGTTATGGTTATAATGTTAATGCGACCACGATATCCGTTTCAAGTCCAGATATTGGTTCAAATGTTGCAACACTAGGTTTTAGTGCAAATGCAAATGGTGCAATCACATCTGTTTATACAATTACACCAGGTTCAGGTTATCTAACAAATCCAACAATTACCATATCAAATCCAGCAACAAGAGGTGGAAATGCAAATGCAGTAATCACTGTAACAGGAGAGACTTCACCAAAAGGCGGAAACTCTTATGCAAAATACTTCACCAAAAAAGTTGTATTGGCTCCAGGCAATGATTCTGGTGATTTGCGTGTATATTACACCGCATATAAACCATTAGGAACAGCTGTGTATGTTTATTATAAAATTCTAAACTCTTTAGATACTGCAACATTTGAATCTGGTAACTGGCAACTAATGACGACAGTTGGAAATCCAAATACATATTCAACATCTAGAACAGATTTATATGAATTTGAGGCTGCTCCAGGCATTTTTGCAAGTAACTTACCTGATAATAGTATTAGTTATACAAGTTCATTAACTGGTCAAACATAT